AATGGCCGCGCTGCGTTCTTTCTCGTGCGCCGCGATGATTGCCTCGAAATGAGTCACGCACTCGTGCAATCCCCTCCCGCGCATCAGGGCATATGCGGTGTCGTTGGTCATTTGATCGTGAATAGATCGCATCCGGCTTCCGCTTCCGCCATCTCGCAAAACTTCTGCGCCTCGCGCCAGTAGGATTCTTTCAACTCCCACCCGACCGCACGACGACCCATGAGCAAAGCCTGATAAAGCTCGCTTCCGATGCCCGCGAACGGAGTTCCGATAGTGTCTCCCTTGTTCGTCCAGAGCCGAATTGCACGCTCGATTACATCAAGTTGTAGCGGGCAAATATGCCTCTCGTCTTGTTCGCATCTCGCCGCCTTCCCGTTGAGCACATTGGTCTGTCGCACGTCCATCCAGACCGGGGAGGCATCCCGCTGCCATAGTTCCACGGGATACTCCTCATGCGTGTGCGAGATTGGCTCTGGATTGACTCCCGGCTTGCGGAAGACACAAAGATACTCGGCATTCCCTGTGCGGCTCATGGACGAATCCTTGCGAAGTTGCTTGTGTAGAAGCCCGAGCGCCTTGGTTCGCTGCATAGCTAGCACCGGGTCTTTCCAGATGCAAACCTCAGAATGTTGAATAAATCCCACAGACTCAAACGCCCGAATCAGATCGCCGCGAAAGTCTTTGATACCAATGAATCCATCACGGGTTTTTGATGTTGGCAAGTTCATGCAATGCACGGCCATATTTCGGCCCGGAGCCATTACACGGTAAAGTTCGCGCACAAGAAACTGGAAATGCTGAAAGAATTCTTCATCGTCCTTTACGTTGCCCATGTCGCGGTCGCTGTTGCTGTAGGTGTAAAGCGATGCGAAGGGAGGCGAGTATATGCAGAAGTCTACAGACTCATCTTTAAGCCCTCCCACTACTTCGACACAATCCCCGTTGTATATGGCGTATTTGTCGGTTACTACTTGATCGATCACGCTGCCCATTCTGGCACCCTCATTTTGATGTTGTTTGTGTATGTTGCTTTTTCCTGCTTTGCCTTTCCAAGCTCCGCGAGTGTGCGGTCTTTCATTACTGCGATCATTTCAGCGGTCAGTTGTTTGTGCTGTGCTTCCTTGCGTTTGATGTTGGTTAGGACTCCGCCTTCAATGTCTGCGCTGACAATGTGGACGTGTACTGGCTTTGTCTGTCCGTATCTCCAGCAGCGCCTAACAGCCTGATAGAACTGTTCCCACGAATCAGACAGCCCAACGAATACCATGTGATTGCACGATTGAAAGTTCATCCCGAAGCCTGCAATCTTAGGCTTGCTTACCAGCTTTCCTACTGTGCCTTTGGCAAACCCGATCAAAGCCTGTTTCTTGTGGTCTGGATCGTCTGAGCCTTTCACTTCTACGGCCCCATCAATCATGCTGCATAGCTTGTCTGATTCGTCATTCAGATGACACCAGATAAGGCACTGGCCGTCAATACCATTTGCAATCATTGCCGCTTCAGATACGCGGGCATCGACTGTATCTTTTCTGGCTCGGTTTCTGTCCAACAATCCAGACGCAATCGGCGCGAACAGTCCATCGGTTATTCCAGACTCTATGATATGCTCGTGAAACACCAAAGGCGGGAGTTTATGGCTTGATCCGTCATAACCGAGATCCTCCGGGGATGTAATGAACACCGCCCACGTTGCAAGCCACTCAAAAAACTTGCGCTTGCCGTGCCCCTTCAATCTCCATTTTGAAGTGTCGCTGCCATCGTGTATGAAGAACATAGCAAGCATTTCAACTTGCGACATAATGCCAAGGAATTCAGCTTGCGTTCCAAGCTCCATGAAGTCATTCGGGGAAGGCGTGGCGGTACATGACAATCGGTAAGGCGTGCGGCCAAGCTTCTCCTGAACTAGCTTGCGGGTCTTGCTGTCGATGCCTTTAAGGATAGACGATTCATCCAGAACAATGCCTTGATACTGATCTGTGTCGATATTGCGCAATTGCTCATAGTTTTGAACATCCACGTTATCCATGCAGATGCCAAACTTTTCGGCCTCGCCTATGGTTTGCTCTTTCACGGCCAGAGGCGCAAGTATCAGCACTTTCCCGCCGGTATGCCTTGCGACTTGATCGGCCCATGTGAGCTGCATCAAGGTTTTACCAAGTCCAGTATTGGCAAAGATAGCCGCCTTGCCCCTCATGCACGCCCATCGTGTAATGTCGGCCTGATAGTTGAACAGCGGATAGCCCTCAAGATCAGCAACAAACCCAACGGATTGCGCCTTAAACGATTTTTGCTCTACAAATTCCTGATAGTTCATATTGTCACCCCTTGCGCTAAAGTAGCAGCTTGTTTTTGTTTAGTCTTGCGGTCTGTCGTGGGAAAGTGTCGGTTGGTCGATTGGCTCCAGCGTAACCGGGTCAAGGTCTAGCATCGCGCATATCTTTGGAAGCTCGCGGTTCATGGCTTCGATTGATGCAGCGCGGCCTTCTTCCTTGGTGCGGTGGAAAAGGTCGCGCATGCTGTTCTGTAGTGCGCTTTCGACTGTGATTATCATCAGTTGTCCAGGTGAGAAAATCCACCTCTCCTTTGCGGCCTATGTTCGGCCATTGGCTGATATGGGTGCGTCATGTTTTCAAACCTGCATATGTCTAGGCGGGATGCCAGATACACTGTGCCGGTTTCGCCCTCTCTTTGCTTTCTCACAATGATTTCAGTGATGCCTTTCTGATTGCTGTTTTCTTCGTGTATCTCGTCTCGGTAAACCATAATCACAACGTCTGCGTCTTGCTCAAGGCTTCCTGATTCACGAAGGTCGGCAAGTATTGGCCGCTTGTTTGCTCGACTTTCCAGTGCCCGACTAAGCTGAGACAGGGCGATAATCGGGCAATCCAGTTCCTTTGCAGCAATCTTGATAGCTCTGGATATTTTAGTGATCCGCTCGTGTCCATCGCCTTTATCGTTCAACAGTTGCAGGTAGTCAAGTACAATCAGGTCGATTTTCTTCCCTGACTTCTGGGCTACTTTTCGCGCCCTGCTGACTAACTGCGCGCTTGTCAATCTCGCATTGTCGTCAATGTACAATGTACGGTCTTTGAACCTAGCGGTAGCGGCTGTTAGCTTGTCGCAGTGGTCGTCAATCTCGCCTTTCTTTACGCTTTCGTAAGGAATCTTCCCAAGGCTTGAAAGAGACTTCATTGCCAGCATTCGCTTGGTCATTTCAAGGTTGAACACAAGGCAGAATTTCCCGCCTATGGTGACGTTCTCGACGATATTCATGGCGACAGTGGTTTTACCTGATCCCGGCCTGCCTGCCACAATAATCAATTGCCCCGGCTGGAAAGAAGTAATCAGTCTGTCCAAGTCAATAAACCCGCTCGGCACTCCCACGACCTGATTGCCGCCCCTGTGCCTGCGGTCAATCTCGGCAATGGCATCGCGCAGGATTGAATTGATATGCTCAGGCTCGGACTCTGATGAAGTCTCTATGCCCATCACAAGCCCTTGCGCGTGGTCGATACATTCCTGCGAAGGGGTATCAGAAAACCCGGTCTCGGCTATCTCATGGGCTATCCGTATCAATCGGCGCTTAATGGCCTTCTCTCGGATGATCTGCGCGTAGTGAGCGGCATTCGATGGGCCTCTGGATTGCGTCATTAGCTCAACGATGTAATCAGTGCCTCCCGCACGGTCAAGCTCTCCGGCGCTCTCCAAAGCGTCCACCAGCGTCACGGCATCGACAGGCTTGCCAACAAAAGCCAACGCCTGCAATCGAGAAAATATAATCTGATTTTCCAGCCGGTAGAATTCATCGGCTTTTAGATAGTCAATCTCGTTAATCAACCGATTGGACTCAATCATGGCCGCAATCAATGCTGACTCAGCCTCGCCGCTATGCGGGGGAACCTTCAATCCTTCCATGTTCATGCGTAGTCCTCGTTTATTATTTTGGCGAAGTTAGAAGCGTTAACCACCCAAGCCAATGATGCCCTAAATGGCTTGCGGTCGCCTCTGGTCTCAGATTGGCCGGACAGGAATTTATTGTTCTCGCAGTATTCAAAGAATCCCTGCCAGAATTCCAACGATTGAAAACGATTGTCTTGTAGCCACCTTGCCCGAATGTGAGCCTTTGTTGAATCAGGCACTAGGCGAACAGATGGTAATCGGCGGGCAGTGTCTTTGTAGAGCTGAATGATTTGCTCAACAGGGCAGGCAGGAACCGAAGGTTTCTGCGTAGTAGTTGTAGTTTCTTCTCTTCTCTTCTCTTCTCTAGTCTGCATTTCGTCTTCATTAATTTGGACATTTTGCGGACAATTATCGGACTCTTTAAGCTCTTTCCTTTCTATCCTTTTGCGCTTTGAATCCTCGGCCCTTCGCTTACCTGAAGCGCCGTTATGCTCAGTAAATTCGGGCATTACAAGGCATTCGGCCCCATCAAACTGAAGCCATCCAGCTTGTATTAAAGCCTGAGAAAACCCTTCCCATCCGATGATATGATCCATTGTCTCAGGGGTATACCCGCACAATGTACCGTCCTCGCTGTGAGTGTCAAAAACGCTCCAAACTGCATGCAGGCCACCTATCACCCTAAATTTGTCAGACTTAGTTGCGGACAAAATTCGGACAATTTTCGGATGGCTTTGCAGGTCAATACGCATCTTAATCCAGTCGCCGGCCATTATTCTTTCTCCCCTTTGACGTAACCAAGGGAAAGAAGAACATGGAATTCGACTCCCATATTCAGATCGGAAAGGCGCTTCGCTTCAGCTTCAGCCTGCTGGATGGTAGAATGGCGGTGTTTAGTGAATCCTGTTCTCGGATTCCAAACCAAAAAGAATGGCGGTATTTGAGTAAACGACATAATGCAGCCCTGTTTATCCCTGTTAAGATTGCCGGTGGCCGAGGCCAACAGGGAGGAAACGCCAGATTTAGGGGATCAATCCTAAACTGGCCACCAGCAATGGAACTTTATCAAATCCGTGTTATTCAGGCAACCTCTTTCGCCAGCTCCCTCACCCGCTTGCTTGCCTCGCTCCACTCCTTGCGGGCTTGGATGGCTTGTGTAAGCTCAGGGCCGTTTGGGAAGCCGATAGACTTGATCTGGATCGCGTACAGTCTTTCTAGCCTATATCTGTTTCTTGCTCGATTAAGCTCAGACTTCGCGCCATAAATCAGCATTTCTTCCAGTGTTCCTATAACATCATCTTCGCCGTATAGCTCGGCAATGGCGTTGCGTTCTTCTTGTGTGACCATTTCCCCTCTCCTAGTAGAACCCGGCCAGGTGCTCACCCATTTACGACCGTAAAGGGCTGGCCGGGTAAATTGTTTGTTAGGTGCCGGGCACTTCCCCCGGCTGTCAGGTTATTTGCATCACGCCAGTGCCCCGGCATTGTGATACAGAGTCCTGCTCCCCTGTTCGCTTAACTCTTTTCCAGATAGTCCGAAATCCGCTTTACAGTCAGATACGAAACATCTACATCCGCATCCGCTGCAATCTTTCGGACAGTGTTGTAGTGCAGCCCGGTCTCCCGTGCGACTACCGGCAATCGTCGTTCTTTCAGCTTATCTTTAATCTGCTGCAAGTCTAGCATTATCTTTCCCCGTGTAAATTAATTTTCTTCAGTGGTTGCAATCATAACCGAGGCTGTGTACTATTTCAATCATCAAAACACAAAGAGGGAAACAAAATGCTTAATTGGGACGATAACAACTGCGACAAGTCAGCAGCAACATTGATGGCTAGAATTGAAAACCGGACGCGCAAAATCAGCATCAACTGGAACGGCGTCCCGCTGGCTTGCGAGTACGAATACACTCCGGGCGAACCTGGCACGCGGATTGATCCACCTGTACCAGAAGGTTGGGACATAATCGAGGCGCGCACAGTGACCGGCTATGACATGATAGGCGAACACCCGAGCACTTATGACTCGATACTTGCTGAGATTATTGAGCAGCTTGATTCGCAAATGGATGAGAGACACGGGAGGCGCAGAGCATGACACTTGAACAGCTAATCGAGCAGAAGGCATTTCAGACAATGACCGGCCACATGATAATG